GTCAACATCAAGAGTGGGGGCGTGGGTCTCAATCTCCAGCATTTCACCCACATTATCTTCATGAGTCCCTGGTGGACAAGTGCCCTCATGCGCCAGTCAGTTGGCCGCGCTGTCCGCATTGGACAGGAAGAGGAGGTGCAGGTCTATCATCTGGTGTTAAAGGAGGAAGAGACGCTCAACATTGATGCCATGATGCGAGAGAAGATGGAGGTGAAGGAGGAGCTCCTGAACGATCTTCTCAAGCAGGCCAGCCGTGGCATACTTTCGCCTGATAGAGAAGATGTTCGGTAGTGGAAGTATGTTCGCTAGCGCAGCCAGTGCAGCCAGTGGAAACTTACCCAGCCCATCCTCATTAGCCATTATTCTTTTAGTCGCTATTCTCAGTTATTTCATCGCCACTACCTTTTTTTACGGAAGTCACACTGTTCCTCTTCCTTCCTATAAATCTGGCTTCCAGGTTCAGGAAGGATTTAGTGAAGCCGAAGCCTTCACGATCCCTGAACCAACCCTCATTCCTCCTCCAGAGAGCTGTGTCAATCTTCTTGGGCAAACCATTCTCTTCAGCTTTACTTCTCCGTCTACGACGGAAGAAGGAAAACGAGATTTAGTTGAGCTGAGGCATATGATCAATAAGCTCTCCTGTTTCCAGAAAGATCTGACGTCAGGGGAGTTCACCGTCTCAGCCACGCTGAAGCAACCCTTTATAACGACGCATGATGTTGAACCCATCTCCGAGACCACCGGCCGCTGCTTTGCGAAAACCCTGTCTCCCCGGGATTTAGATATTCAGATGGATAAATGGACAGAGCGTGGAAATTTCCTCATCCGACGCCTCTGCACGTCATACTCGTTAACAAATGCTGAAGTGGTTGACGTAGAAAAGAAGTTCCAGGCCTTCATCCGCGAAATATATGATACTACACGGAACAATTGCTTGCAAAAGGAGCCTCTCGACGTCTCGGCACGTGGTCCCAGAGATCCCGCTCCCTTCTCCACTCAGCAAAAGACAGAGGACTATACAGGGTATTATTAACCCTCTGCGTATGAAAAACCCGGCATGTTGCTTTTTTTCAGCTACTCATCTAGAAATGGATATTGATACCTTGACTGTTGGTAAGTGTTATAAGTTACATGCTGATGATACCTATCTTGGCAAACTGACTGCTGAACCTATGATCGAGGGTTCTGGGAATGGAAGAGAGAAAGTTGCTCATTTTACACACAAAGGAAAAAAGACATCAAAGCCCCGATGGGCTGACTATTATGCGGACAAGAAAAACCTGTTTGTAGAGGTTGAATGTGAACAAGAAGGTGGCCGAAGAAAGTCTCGTAGAAAATCATTGAAACGTCGTCGTACAAGAGGTAGGCGTTAAGCAAGACACAGACTTAGACTAATGATAAGATCATCCGAAAGCTCGTCGACCACTTTGTCCAGCTAATATATCCAACTCCACTTTTCAGTATAGCGACTTTCATCACTGGTTCAAGTCGCCATAGGGTATCCCGTAAATCAACGTCTCCGTATAAGGGTGTTAGCTCTGTAAAAGGGAGTTCAGGCTTGTTGTTCTCCACATTAATCTCATTGTGAAGAGTCCAGAGCCAGGTGCGAAGGAAGGTATAGGCAGCGACGCGATCGAGCTTGAGGATATTGATGGGACGCTCGAGAATGACTTGTTTATAATGCTTTTTACAGACATCGCAGGGGATGATATCGGCCGTTAAGATGAGAAGACGTTTCCATTCCCGCAACTCTTCATCGAGATGCTTGCCTCCTCTCTCCGCGAGACCATGAAGCAATTTCCATAAGATAGGACCCCATTCTTCCGTTCCAGGATAATCTGGAACGTTCTTTTTACATGCACAAGGCATTCTGTTTGGGATCAGTACAAGTCATTCTCAAGAAAGACGCATTCTTCAGAATGGCTTTGGCTTTTTAGCCTTTGCCTTTTAGGACAGGATCAGGGTGGAAAAGAGGAACAGCCCCAGGATGTGCCATACACTCTTTGCCGGACGCGCGAACGTAAAGAGTTCAACGACGGAGCTATTCCACAGGAACTGCCCAATTAAGGACAGGATCAGCAGGGAAATGATAAAGGTCAGTAAAAAGGTGATAAACGCAATGTAGCCATCCTTCTTCTCCTTGGAATTATCGGGATTCGCGAATCCTTGCACCAGGCCTTGAACTGCATGTGTAACACCCATTCTACTCGGCCAGAGATTTTTCCAGGCTATAACTTCTCTAGCACGAGCGTCTCAACCGAAGTAGTCTGGCGCTTCCCCAGAAGGAAATCGACTGCCTTCTTTCCCTCCTCCTCTGACTTCAAAAACTCTCCCAGCTGACCCACCAGCTGCTTCGCACTGATCCCCTTCTTCTTCTCCTTCGTATTGTACACAATTCGGCGCTGAGACTGCTGCAGATCCAGTGTGCCAATACTATTCTTCTTCATCACGCGCATAATCACCTCACGATACGCCTTCTCACGGATGTTCAGATCGCGGATCTGTTCCTTCAGATTCTTCACCTCCTCCTGAGTCTGCTTCCACTGGATAATCATCTGGGGCAATTGCTGCAGATCATTTTCTGGCACCTGGAGTTCCATCTAGAGTCTAGCCGCGCGCTGCGTTTAGACCTTATAAATCAAGTTCCTCTTGTTCCCCTGTGGTCGGGTTGGTTACGGTAAAAGCTTTGTTTTTGCTAGGAACCAGGGTTGGGATCGCGAGAGGCACGGGGCGACTCTTTAAGGGGGTGGCGGCGAGTCCCTTCGCATTATAATTTGCCTTCAGCTGTGCCGCGAGGGCTTGGGATTGTTTGCGCTGTGCAGGCATGGCTAAGGCTTCATTCGTAACCTTTTTGGAATGGGCAACGGCATTAGCATTCATACGTTGCCAGAATTCTTCATCGGATTCAGGTGCGGCTGGGACAACCTTCTTGCGGGTGACCTTCTTGGAAAGGGGTACAGCGGCAACGCCGCCTGCAGCATTTGCGGCCACTCCGCCTGCGGCATTCAAGGGAGCATTGACACCCTTAGCTTTACGCTTGGTTAAGGTTGGGCGTGGTACAACCAGTGGCTTTGCTGCCGCTTTATTCGTAAATCTACGCGCAATTTGCTCTAACTCGGGAGCTTTCTGGGCAGCCAGCTGAGGCTCGATCTTGAGTTCATTGCGTAAATAGGTTTCAATCTCTCCCACTGGCTTACCTTCCTTCGTCTGTTTCCATAAGGCGGAGATTCTGCTGAGGGTATTCCCCCTGCCGGTCTTCAGATTCGTCCCCTCACCCACCTTCGAACGAAAGTCAGACCAACTCACTGGACCTTTTGCCTTTTCTGCAGCTGCTGTAGGAGCCGCATTTGCTAAACTATTTGCAAGATTCGCCTCAGACTCTTCCGCAATCGGACTCAGTCCAACCGTTGGGCTAGGGATTCCTGCAGCGGCTGTTACAGGGGCAACATAGTTCGTGTCCTGAAGTGGTACGGCAAGAGAACCCTTCGCTCCACAGTGTCTATTCGTCAGATCCCTCACCCGTTCCAGACGGCGTGTGATATTCTGGCTATGAGTACTCACCACCCGAATAATATCATTCAGTTCGTCGCGAAGGATTTCAACCCCCTTTCTCCGCGTTTGACTCATACTAGTTATACGGAACAAAAAAGTTGACCCTCGAGGGCTCACCCATTTCTCGTCCCAATGGACGAGAATGAACAACGCATAGCCGACGGCATTCAGTTTGCAGAATTGCTCTGGTGGACTCTTGCTAAACGTATTGTTGGCATAGCAGGAGACTTGTATAAGTGGAATGAGGAGGAGTGGGAACAGGCGCAGGAGCTGTTTCTCCGCAGCAATGATTATCAGGTGAGTGCTTCCCCCTAAGAGATATAGATCTTCATCCGATTCTGGATCTTTGTCCGACAAATACTACACTCATGTACCATTCGCCGACAACACAGTGTGCAAAAGGTATGTCCACACGGTACAATGGTATGAGAGATACTGTCGGTTAAACAGATTGCGCACACTGGTTCGGAAGGCAGAGATGATCCCACGGTAAAGAGTTGGATCGAATCTCTCAATTGCAAATGACGTTTATACATAAAAAGAAGTGATTTGTAATAAAATTCAATATTATATTCCTGAACTTCTTTTTGTATATACTTTGTCATTTCTGAGACTAACCCTTCCGTCGCTTCATTTACCTTTAACTGAAGAACACTGGCCACTTGTTTATGTAACAGGTCGATTTTATCGAGACGTAACTTTAACTGATTCTCATGCTCTAAGATCTTATTGCCAAGTTCCCTGTACAAATTAATAAGGTAGGAAGTTTGAGAGCGCAGCTCCTGTACTGACAGCCACCCCTTTTTTTCCATCATGGCATCAACATCCATATTCAGCTCAGGATCATCGATTCCGGGAGATGTCTCCAAGAGTTCTCCTAAGGTTTTAATGGAAGAGTGATCGACTTCCTTGCGAAGGGAATATTTCTGTAAGAGGGATTCCACTTTCCCCAGAAGGGCTTGTTCCGAGGGAGGCTTCACCAGAAACTCCAGCACCGATTCGGTTTGCGAGACCATCATCTCCCTCAATCCCTTCTTCCACCCTGTGGCTAAACGGAAGACATCATTTTTCTCATTAACATGGCGAGTCAAACTCTGTGACACAATATCCTGGATCCACTCAGATCCTGGTAAACGTTCCGCAAAAAAACCAGGATATTCTTCGCTCGTTTCAAAGTTTGCGGGGGCAAAGCCCGATTGGCTCATCACTGAATAGTTTATATTCTCCATTATACTCATTTATCGTAGAAGCAATTGATGTATAGGCTTCCGCACTTATAAATCATCCAGCGTGAGCTCGCGCTGTGATTTCATTTTCATTGTGTGCTCCTTTGCCTTTTCCTTTTGCTTTGCATCGGCAAGTTCCTTCTCGGAAGCTTTCTGTGCATTCAACTCTGCTGCGGTTTCTCCCTCCTCCTCACCCTCATCCAAGAAGAAATCATCCTCGATCTGGGTCACATTCTCCTCAATCTTCTTCTCCACGTTCGTAAAGAGGATAGGATTGGTGGTTGGAATCGCCTTCAAGTCCTTGTACATCGAGGGTCCAAATAAGTGAATAATATCACCTATTTGGATCACACCATTTATGGCATTTGTGTCAGTCAAACTCGTCCCCACCGCTCGAACGCCGACTAGAACAATGGCGCCCAGGTTGATCCAATCTGACTTGCGCATAGATCCACAGATGCGACAGGTACGAAGGATAGTATCATTGCAATAGACAGAAAAGCGCCTGGATCCGAGAACCTTAATGACACGACCAAGCATCTGTCCAGAAGCAGGATCCCAGGTAATCATCTTCTCCGCCTCATCGGAATTCTTTCCTCGCTTGTATCCCTTTCCTCCTTTGACGTTTGGCATGTAGACCTCGTAAGTCAGATGCCAGCTAATTCAACTTTTTCTTACGGCTTAGTGATTCGACCACTTTGACTTCTCCCTTTAAAGGGGCTAAGATCTGGAGTGACATCTCCATAATTATAAAACATGGATCCAAACTGATGAAAAAAACTAAAGGTTTGGTATCGTCTCGACGCCTCAGCGAATCCGAAATCATTGCAAATCAAATCTCGGTGTGCAGCATTCTGAATGAGAGGTAAATACTGAGTAATCAAAAGGGGAATCGTCATAAAGTGTTTAATGAGAAGTAAGGTATGACGAGCGGAAGAAAACGATAGGCAGATGGGTGAGATGAGGCGTATAACAGGATCAGTGCCAAAGGTATGCTTGACTATCGCCTGGATACGGGCTTGCGCTTCATCCGAAAACAGATCTTTATTTCCCGTGGATCCCCATAGCTCAGTCTCAAACACCAAGATAACCGTCGGATAGAGAGCAAACACTTCAGCATACTCTGGATCTTGAGGAATCATTTGACTCAATTGATTCCCCATTCCCCAAGAAATAATGAGGGCGTAGGGGGATTCGACAGAAACTGAGGTTACACTGGGCGCTTCTCCTCTAAGAATCTCTTTATAGTCGCTCAATAAACCTGTAATCTCGAGATACTTTTTTCCTTGAAGCGTTTCGTTCATATGAGTCTGTAAAAGGGTGTGTTGGTCGGCGGGGAGGTGGAGATAGGAAAAAACTTTTGGGAGTAAGTCTTGATATAGATTCTGAATAGCCAAAGGATTTGGTGACTCAGAATCTAAGATAGCCTCGACCGCCTCTTCATGTCCCTGTAAAAGGGTGTTGAGGTCGGCACTCATATAGGGTGTACGTTAAACCACTTTAACTTCTCCAATGGAATCAGGTCGAAGTGCACCCGTATACACGGCATACTTGGATGGTTCCATTCCAAAGTCTCCTCCTCGTTGACAGCCGCATCTGGAGCGTCGTGTTTGTCTGCGGGCGCGTCTACGCCTTTGGCTGCGCCGTGTCTGTCTTTGCCGTGTCTGTCTTTGCCGTGTCTGTCGTTTGCTCATCTACTCAGTCCATAGGAAACAATGGAATCCGTGTTGGTCTCATCGTATTCGCCAAATCACGCACCTTCTTCTTATTGTCAATCTCAGATCCAGGCTCGATCCCATGCGACTTGAGAAATTGCTTGATATCCTTCACCTCGAGATACAGATTCTTACGCCTCGGTGTCTTTCCCATACGAATTGCCCAAGCTTCCACATTCGGACAGTCTTCTCTCGAATGACCAGAGGATTGACCGCACACAGCACAGGAAAACCCTCGGCGATAATTACACTCCATAGGAGTATGAGGGATGGCAATTGCACTCAAGACATGCTTACAATACGAACACATGGGGGGACTGTTTAGGGTGAGAGGGTTGACTTCATTTTTTTCTCTGACGTATGGAGATGAGTGGAGCAAATGTACAGTTCCTCTTCACCCTTCAACACCAACTGAAGTTACATCACTGGCAAACTCACAGCTTTAGCACCCACAAAGCGATCGACGATATCCTCAAGCAGCTTGATGATCATATTGATACCTACGTTGAAACGTATATGGGGAAATATGGACGCCCGACACTCACTCGTACCACCAGCGACGTTCATCTGAAGAATCTATCCCAAAAGAGCGTCGTGACCTTTGTAAAAGGGTGTATTGTTTATCTGCAGGGAACATTCATGAAGGGATTGGGAGAGAAAGATAGCGCCCTCTTCAATATCCGCGATGAAATGATCGGCAACCTGCAACAATTACTGTATTTATTTAGTTTGCACGGGTAAGATGAGTGATCCCTACCAGGCAGCTGTATCAACCATGTGTACATATGTAATATATAGAAATCGGAATGATATGAGCGTCAGAGAGTATAGAGAATACGTGGAGGAATGGAATACCTTTCAACGGGTCTGGTCGATTAGTTATTATTTGAGTACAATCAGATCGCCAACTCGCTATAGCTTTGCCAATTACAAAGAAAAATTAGACTACCAGAAAGGGCAAGCTGCACATGTTGATGTGTACGATTCGAATTCTCCGGGTCGTCTCCTCAGCACAATAAATGTTCCTTCTGGCGTGCTTGCTCCAACAGGACAGTTTGATACTATATAGGTTGCTAGCGCTTACGGTTGCCTGCGCTTACGGTTGCCTGCGCTTACGGTTGCTTGCGCTTACCAGAGAATAGGGTTCTAGTATAGAATGAGTACGTTAGCGTCTCCTAAAGCTGTTCCTCTTCCCACTGGTGGCTTCATTAGTACATCAATGACCTTCCAGACCACAAGTTTCCAGAACTCGGCAAATTCCACTTATTTGTATGTGAGCAGCTACAATGCTCTCAAGCCAGCCACTCCCTACACCTTTAAGACAGATAGAGAGAGAATGTTATTTAGGATTGGGCAACAGGCGACTGCACCAGGTGCAACAGGATATTAGCTACTGGGTATTCGCTCGCTTCTTCACCAGAGCCTTAAAGACTTTCAGGTAATCGCCTAGATAGGCTAATACGTGAACATCTACCTTAACAATACGAAGCTTTGGTTCCATTAGGACTGGCTCATGTGGACGGGACATCGTTCAATTTTATGCACGACCTATGACAGCACAGGCGATTCGTTTCCCACTATGACCAGTTGTCTTAGAATCAGGTTCATTCCCCAGGCCATAATCATCAGGATCTTCATGGACAATGAATGACCTTCCGTATAACTCAGAGACCTTGAGCCCGTCGAGAAAAAAATGGTAGGTTCCTTGGGTAATATTTCCAAGATCACCTGTGTGTCGGTGGGTGGTCGTACCCGGTGGACCACCGTGGACACTAGCGCGTCCTTTATGATAATGATCACAGGCACCTTTACATCCCTCGCCTCGTAAATCTCCTGCTTTGTGAATATGGAATCCATGGAATCCTGCTAGACGGGTAAATTCGGCTGTTATAGCAACTCCTTTGTCTGTTTCTGTACAAACCACGGTTCCGTGGACAGAACGGGTCGAAAACACGGCGACGGCACTGGGCATACTACTGGGGAATTGAATTCTAGTCTAATCAACGTCCTCATAGTCAATCGTTTCAGTGAGCAAGGTGGGGGTATGACACTCGTTCAACGGCCTTGGAGAGGGTCGCTCATAGCCTGAGGTAAGAGGAGACAGGTTCAGAGGAGCAGGAATAGCTGAGCTAGCTGGAAAGGGTTCATTCAGCTTCAGCTTTGGTGGTCGAATAGCATAACTGTACTGCCCATCTGGCCAATTGGGAAGATCCTTCAAGCAGGTACTGGCCAAGAAACTCGATAGAGGGGTCTTGTCCGTCAGATCATACAGGGTCGTCCCTGTCGTCATGGTTAGCATGACCCGAGATTTATCCACCTCAGAGTAAAAGGCCACGCGGGAAATCAAATACTCAGGTGTGTCATAGGACGGATCCACGTAGATGGTTAGAGGGGTGATTCCATCCACGGTCATCAGCTGAACACTTCCTCCTGTAGCAGAACCAAAGTACATATGCACTGCATCGCGAGGAATGATCTCACTGTAGTAGTTTGTCAGAAGAAGGTAGATCCGGTAGAAATTCTCAGGATCGCGAGTCTCTGATTGGGAAGGCTCAATGAAGCGGTATAACTCGCGCTCAACAGGATACGAATTCTCCTTATTGGCCTTGCACTCCAGATAGAACGTAGATAGACGAGACTGGGTCATGGCGCGCATGATGGGACTGGGTATAAGTGGGGCGATGCGTTCAATTTTTTTCCCTGTCTCACAAAAAATCTAGGGTAAAGTATAAGATGGTTAAGTGTTGGAATTCAGGAAAGAAAACTACTGCTCAAAACGCGATGAACAGTGGATGCGCATTTCATATCGTAGAGAAGAAGGATCCCTACGGAAATTCTGTTGTGGAAATTGAACAGGGGGGTGGCCGCCGCAAAACACGCAGGAATAAGCGTAAGAGTCGTAAGAGCAGACGCCGTCATTAAGCATTTCCTGAAGACAATTCAACATAGATAACTTCTGCATCATGCAGAATTTATCTATCAGGCGTAGGGTATCTATCGACGGGTCTTCCTCGACTTTCTGCACTTAGCCTTCCTGGACTTTCTCCTACGTCTACCACCGGAAGCGGTTGTCCATCTTCCTGGTACCTCAACCATTTCACCATCTGCATTTTCAATCATCCATTTTCCTTTCTTATTCACGACACTTCTCTTAAACTCCTCATACTCCTGTTGAGATATACTAAATTGATCGAATTGACTCATTTTCATATCTTTCAGATTTAACGCACGAATCTCGTCATATTCTCCAGTAATACCAACGTCTATACGATCCCCAGATTGAACCATAAAAAACCCAGATGAATATCCGAGGTCATACGTCCCTTCCATAAGATCAGCCATCTATATAGACATTACAACAATAGGCTCGGCCATCTCTTCAAGACAATCTCTTCCAGAACCTGGACATCGCGGCTTGAATCATGGGCACCAGGAGGATCTTCTTTCTGAAAGGTGTCCATATACAACTCCTTCAGACTCGGCATCTTATAGGCTCCATAGGTACGACCGCTAAAGAAGAGTTTCACTTCAGGCGTGGAAAGAAGGCCAGTACAAATATCCGCAAGAGGAGACCATTTAATCGTTCGTTGACCTAGGCGCCACCTGAGGGCATGGAGAATCACCTGCTTATCAAAGGCCAGATTATGGGCAATACAATTGGTTGCCTTCCGCAGATCTTTGCTAAAGAGGTAGATGACTTCCTCCAAGGGGAATCCCGTCTCAGCCTTTGCCTGGGAAATGCCGTGGATCTTCGTCGCCTCTTCAGGAATTGTCCATCCATCAGGTTTAATCAGATAGGAATGCGTCTTTGCCAAGGTGCCGTCTTTATAGGTTCGCCAAGATAAGGAAACAAGATCAGGCCAATTGTCTTTGAGCAGAACCGCTGGCATGTTCTTATCGCGAGGAAGACCTGTGGTTTCGGTGTCAAAGATGATAGAGACGACCATGGGGACAGGAGAGAGATGACTGGGAAAAAAACAATTTTTATTTGGCTTTAAAATTGATGGATTGATGGAACCGTATACCGAGTCTTAGCCATGGAACCAGATAGATACGCGGCACGTATTCCGACGATGGACTCGATAAAGAAGGAGTATCTCGACCTAGGTGCAAGACACTTGAATACGATTGAATGGTGTGAATATGTGGTGGAACACTCGAGGAGGATTCGAGATAGGATGGACGATGAAGATGGGGAATTCGAGGGAGAAGACTATACGTTACCCACCCTGAAAACATTTCTCAATGCGGCATTTTATCCCATTTGGATAAAGGCAGAGGATCGAACAGACTATGCAGGATTTGGAGATAGCCAAGAGTTTACGGCCTACTTACGAAGCACAGGCAAGTATCGATTCTCGACGACTGATTTATTCATGTATATGATAAAAAACACTCATATGATTGACTCGGCGTATGAGGCCTACCGTCAACGGGTCATTCAAATTCTTCAGAATCGGGAAAAATGGGATGCGGAACGAGAGGGGAAGGAAGAGTATAGAGTGATTCTGTCTACCTTTACATCTAAGCATGGTGTTACAGAGGAAGTGGGAGAGGCTGTACTTTACTATCTCTCGACGAAAGCTGAGATGGCAGACCAGTATAAGGACTGTAAGAAAAATACACTCTTGGCCTTACAATTTCTCAATCAGTATTCGGCTGAACATAGGATTCGGGTTGAGGATGCGATAACAGTTCTAATGGAGGAACTGTGATAGTGTTCAGGGGCTAGATGGGTCTCGATTTTCAGCTGAGCCAGTAAGCAAAGACCCACTAAGGGCAGGAAGAATGGTCTTGCGCACATGCTTGAGAAAGGTCGCATACTTTGCCTTGGAAGGAAAGATCTGGCAGTGATCAATATCTCGGCGGATCGCCGCAAGAATATCCTCAGCACGAACCACATTCGGATCAACGCCATACCGTTCCTTATACTCCTCAATCTGACTCTCCCAGAAGGCGGGAGATGACTTCTCTAGCACAAGCTGAATGGTGGGATTCATTGCCCAATGTGCCTGATGCGTGCGAATAGTTCCAAGCATACAGAGTGGAATGATCCTATCATACAGGAGAGAGGCGTAGATAGTCTGACAGATGGAATGGCTAAAGGTGGGAAGATCATGAAGAATATCATCAGATAGACGGATATTTTTCGTATACTTCATCATCTCCAGGATCTTTTCCTTCAGCTTGGAACTGACGAGGACGGAATCCTCTGGATTCAGCGTACTGGATCCATTGCTGGCCAGCTTGCAGGTACACATGCTTACATTTGAGAAGGTATTGAGATATTCCTCCTCGAGCCAGCGAATATAGGTATTGACGTTAATGAGATTGCATGAAAGCTCGAAGATGTTAGAGGCAGTCCCCTTCTCCTGGAGAAGGGAGGAAAGAGTATCAAGGGTAAAATGGGGAATGTGTGCCCAGTGCCCCTCGATTTTAGAAAACTGTCCCTTGAAGTGCTCGACAAAGGTTGCGACCTGACTCTCACAGTTCACATCCATCAAACAGAGCGTGGGACCTTCGCCTGGAGTTAGAGAGAGCTTGGCAATATTTGCCTGGAATGATCCATTATCATCACAGGGCATGCAAATCAGCATATCGTAGTCATAGAACTGCTCGACATTTGTCCGCCCCTGATGGCTCATGTCGCCAGCTCCAAGGAGAAGGGTAAGAGGGCGAGTGGGTGGACGAGGAGTTGGAACTCCCTTGCGGTAATTGAGGATATTGGGGTGATCAGGGATATCGTAGAGTTTCTTTTCTGGAAGAACAGTTGAATGGAGAAGAGCATTTGAATCTGCAAGAGCAGGGGCGGTAAACGCGGGATTCATCTGCTTGGGCATGGAGGGAATCATGGAGGGACAGGGAGAGGGGAATAAAAAAACTTCAACTTTTTTTTTGCTCTGCAAGCGAAGCAGCTGTGCAAGCGAAGCAGCTGTGCAAGCGAAGCAGCTCTGCAAGCGAAGCAGCTCTGCAAGCGAAGCTTAACCACAGACCGTCCTGCACTCAGGGCAGGTAGTATTACACTGCAACCACGTTTGAATCGCATCCTTGTCAAAGGAATGATAGCACGGGCTTATACAAATGGAGTCCATTGTAATGGGTTCATGGGTAATACAACACATCTTCTCTTCCTTGATCGCATCATTGAGCACGAGTAGACTGATATGTCTCTTCGCATTCGTAATACCAACCAAGCCATTTGGAGGGGAATAGGGAGCGAAGCCTACATGGAATCCAGATGGACCTAGCTGGACGCCTTGCACGCCTTGCACGCCTTGCACCCCTTGCACGCCTTGTACGCCTTGTACGCCTTGTACGCCTTGGACGCCTCTGTGACCAGTAAATCCTCCCTGCATACCTGTGGATGATCCTGTGAACCCCTGCGCGGATTGTGTGGATCCTTGAGCTGATGATCCTGTGAACCCCTGCGCTTCCTCACTTATGCCAGGTACCCCAGCTGGTCCAAATGTATCCAAGGAGTCAGGCCATCTTCGCCCGAAGGATACAGTTATTCCACTCAGGGACAAATACTGTTGATGGCTCACCATGGTAACAAACGAAGCAGGAAGACCCTGTGACCGAATAAACGGCGTCATATATCCATGCGACTCACACCAATTTATAAAGACATCCCTGCTGCAATAGCTATAATATCGAACCCGATCGTCCCTCACCAGACAGGGATTATCGTAGGAACTCGTCCGAAAGGCGTGAGTTCTGGCCGCTTTAATTCGCTCGACGACTGCGGTATCAATCTCAATCGTCGGTCGAATATGTTTGAAGATATAGTATAAACCATCATCTGGGTTCAAATAGATGTAATTCGAAGGGTCGTTCAACATGGGACTTCTTTCCCTGCCGAGACCAGCTTCACTTTTTTTGCCCTGAGGCTAAGCAGTCCCTTCAAACTGCTTCTTCGCATACTCCAGTGCCTTCACCGTCTTCTCCTTTAACTGCCGCCGATACTCCTCCTTATAGCTTTCCATCTCCGCGCTATCAACCTTCACCGAGGTACCGTACATAAACAGCTCATTCTTATCATTCATGGAATAGGGAACCCCGTTAACTGTGACGGTCTTCATGGCTAGACTGGTCGCCCAGCGAGGGCGACCGTTCATTTTTATTACATTCGTTTTATCCGTAATAAACGATCGATCGAACAGTTATAGCGATACGGAAGTCTCATTCGTCGTGGAAACCGTGGCACCCCTTTAACTCCACGTAAAGGTTCAAGCTGATCTGACCAAATCCCATACTTCTTCGTAAATTCAGATAGATTCCTCATATACCGACTTCCTAGAGCCAAGAATCGACGCCGACTCGTGAGAGCCTTTATCTTTGCACTATACTCCTTTTTAATGACAAGCATAGTTTTCACAGGAATATCAATACTTTCTTTAAACTCCCTTACAATAGGTCGCGTCTCTCGAGCCGATTCGGTATGAGCTTTTGTTAAGATTCTCCGCTCTCGACATATCTTACGAAACGAGTCGCGAAAGCCCGGATTATTATTCCATAAGTCAACGATTTGAACCCCATTTGTACGACGATTCAAATGACGAAAGAAGGTGATTGCTGAATCTTCCATCAAACTCGTTGAACAGTGCGGGCATTTCAATGAATTTGCCAAGACGTCAGCATGATAGGAAAAATTAAGAAAACACTGGGTATGTACACTATGTCCACATCGAAACTGCATGTGACAGGTATGTTCGGATTGTGGGGGATACAGGGGAATCTTATCGAGGCGAGGGCATAACATACACAGGGGTTCTTTGCCCATTCGCTGATACACTTGGGTTTCAATGGCTAAGGAATGATCGAGCACATCAAGGATATCCTCATCGTCTTGTCGTAATTGTTCCACGCGTTCCTTTACTAGCACTTGATAGGCCGTCACTTGGTCTTGAATATCCTCAGGCACTTCAGGTCGACTTATATACTCGAGTAATAAAGCTTCTTGGGCTTCCATTCTAGCGTAGACTACTTGATCACTTTAGACTCTAAAAAATGATCTCTTCTCGAGCTCAACCAACAGATCCAATGTTTCATTTATTCCGCCAGATGTTAGAGGAAGTGCTTCATGAACTTGATCGGTTGATAGAGGTGGGAGCTGCTGAAGCTGCGGAAGATCGACTGATCGCTGTTATAGAGGAATGGAATACGAATGGATCTATTCTTGACGGAGGTAGATCCATTCGGATTGACGGGGAGGTGCGAAACGTATATGATATGCTGGGCTTGGCTTATGCTTCTGGGGCAGAGGCAGACCCATCTAAGAATACTTGATCTCCTAAGAATACTTGATCTCCTAAGAATACTTGATCTCCTAAGAATACTTGATCTCCTAAGAATACTTGATCTCATACTGGTTCGTAAAGATATCGTCGATCGTCTCAGCAACATCATCGCGAATTAATTGCTGCAGAGATTCTTTTGGATAGGAGGAGCTATAAATCTGCGCTGCCTCAGTTCCTTCATCGGTTGGTGCATGAATTGTCACTCCTGGAGACGGTTCGGTAGGGATTTCATGGGGTTTCCATTTTTTGATTTGCACAATATACGATCCCTCTAACGGAGCATTGGGGTCATAGGAGCCATCAACGTTTGGCTCTTGGTCTGGCCATCCAGAGGAATAGTGGCTACGATTTCTATCCCAAGCATTGGGTGGGGCGTTGGAAGTTGGACTGGGGCTTGGACTGGAGCTTGGGCTTGGACTTGGACTGGAGCTTGGGCTTGGACTGGGGCTTGCGCTTGGGCTTGGACTTGGGCTTGGGCTCGGGCTTCCAAAGAGTCCACTCAGATACGTCTGATAGGTAGGAATCGACGTGGTGCTTCCACTGCGTTGTGTCCAATACAGGTATCCGTTAGAGGAGATAGGGGTTCTGTTTCCAAGGATACCGTTCGCCTCCGCCCATCGTAATGCTGAATTCATATAGGATCCTTGCAGACTTCCTGTATTTGCAATCGTTGCCGCAGCGACGGCATTCGAATAACATGCTGTTGCAGTTTCTGAGCATTTTGCGAAACAGGCAGCATCGGTCGAACTACATTCCTTACGACAGGTTTGATACTTCTGCTTACATGCCGTTGTACTTGTTGTGGTTGGGGTTGAACTTGAAGTTGAGCTAAACCCTTCTGTTACAATGTAGGCTCCCAGGAAGCAGACGATACCTAAGACCAATAATGCTGTTATCCAAGGAGGCATACTAAACTAAGGGGTAAAAATTGTTTTCTTTGGTCACCCCGTTCCAAGTCTCGCCATGAATTCCGAACAAGACCTCGTTCCTAAGAAGATGGAGTCTGTTACCTTTGATCCCGCTGTTACTGATACTGCCGTTGCTGCTGTTGAGACCAAGTCACGTCGTCCTTCCAAGACTAGCCCTACCCTGAAACCCAAGAGACGTTCTTCCTCTGTTACTGAGCCTCCTCCTATCACGCTTACTGATATGATTCTTGAACCCCTTCTCGCCGATTCCGAGAACGGATTCACTCTCTTTCCGGTGAGATACCCCGATATTCTGAAAAAGGGGAAGGAGCACATTGCCGTGATATGGACTGTCGAGGAAATCGATACCTCCAAGGATATGGCCGACTGGGAGAAGCTGAGTGAAAACGAACGCTACTTTATCAAGAATATCCTAGGATTCTTTGCAGGATCTGACGGGATTGTCATGGAAAACCTGGCACTTCGCTTCATGAATGAGATTCCTTGCCCGGAGGTCAAGTATTTCTACAGCTGTCAGTTAATGATGGAGGCCATTCACAGTGAGACCTATTCCCTGCTCATCGACAGCTATATCAGCGATAAGAAGGAGAAGCTCGATTTGCTTCGTGCAATTCAGACCATTCCCTGTGTGCAAAAGAAGGCAGATTGGGCATTGCAGTGGATTTCTAGCAAGGAGTCGAATATTGCCACTCGCCTCGTGGCCTTTGCCGCAGTCGAGGGAATCTTCTTTAGCGGAGCCTTCTGTGCGATCTTCTGGCTGAAGAAGCGCGGGCTCATGCCTGGTCTCACCCTGAGCAATGAGTTCATTTCTCGCGACGAGGGGCTTCACACCGATTTCGCCTGTCTCTTGTACAGTAAGTTGGTGAATAAGCTGAGTAAGAAGGAAGTGCATAAGATCATCCGTGATGCGGTGAAGATCGAGAAGAATTTCATCACCAAGTCTCTTCCTTGCGAACTTATCGGCATGAATGCGAAGCTGATGAGCCAGTACATCGAGTTCGTGGCCGATCGTCTTCTCCTGCAGCTTGGTTACCCGAAGGCCTATTCTGCTGCCAATCCATTCGCTTTCATGGAGAGAATCTCCCTGGAAAACAAGGACAACTTCTTTGAGAAGAAAGTGACCACGTATGGGATGGCAGGTGTGGGGAAGGATAAGGAGGAAATGGTGTTCTCCACAAGTACAGATTTCTAAGGGGGTCTAGTCTGATCTTTATAAAAATATCTTGACCTTTTTTGAAAAGTTCACGATAGAGTAGATGGCTACTCTTACACCTATTGGAAATGAAGTTCCACCTGAAGTTAGTCTAGCCCAATGGAGGGAACAGTATCCCGGTGCGACAGAATTAAATATTAGTGATAGAACCTTGGTACCAGAAGATTTTCCTTATTTAGCTGGTATCAAGGTTCTAGATATATCGGGATGCACAGGAATTACAGATGCTGCCTTTGTCCACCTGCGAGGCATCCACACACTGGTCATGACTGACTGCAAGCAGCTCACAGATGCCGCCTTTGAGCACCTCGGCGGCATCCACACACTAGATATGAGCTACTGCGACCAGGTAACAGATGCTGGCTTTGCCCACTTGGGCGGTATTCACACACTGATTATGCATGGATGCAATCAGAATACCATCACAGATGCTGCCTTTGCCCATCTGCGTGGGATACACACGCTGAACATGATATTATGTAACCAACCTACGATTACAGATGCCGCCTTTGCCCACCTGAGCGGTATCCACACCCTGATTATGGCTTACTGCTGGCAGCTCACAGATGCCGCCATTGCCCATCTGAGGGGAATACACACATTGAATATGAGTTTTTGCAAACTGCTTACTGATGCGGCATTACCTCATCTTGAGGGAATTCATGTACTTGATATGGGCTACTGCAATCACGCGACTGTCATGGGTTCCACGTTAAAGGATCTTGGGTGTAACATAACAACCTTAACCATCAGAGGATGTAATAAATCAACAAAAGATACCGCAATGGAACTGTATGGGGTTACGGCACAAAATCCAACCGTTAGCAAGTGGCCTGCTGTATGTCAGAAAGGTGGTCGCAGGCGGAAGTCTAGGCA